AAAAAAGATAAATATATAAATAAAAAGGAGTATAAAAGTGCGGTTACAACAGTTACATAGTTACAAACGCCGGTATATCTACATTTAAACTGTAACTGTTGTAACCGTTAATACGAAAACATGAAATCAGAACACCAAATACAATCAGAAATTATGCTTGCAGTTTCTCAAGCAGGAAATAAAATATTTCGCAGTAATGTCGGTAAAGTACAGACTATTGACGGGCGTTGGTTTGATACAGGGCTACCGAAAGGGCACTCAGATTTATACGGATTCAGGCCAGACGGACAGATTTTTTATATCGAAGTGAAGTCTGAAACAGGACGAGTTAGACCGGATCAAGTGAATTTTATTCATGCAATGAAACGAAACGGAGCGCTCGCAGGAGTTGCAAGAAGTGTAGAAGATGCACTTGAAATAGTAAAAAAATAGAAGAACAAGGCTTTTTGCAGGAAGGAAATGTAAGTCGGGCGGTATGTGCTATTGAAGTCCCACCGCTAACCTTTGGGAGAAGTAAATGAATGTAATAAACTTACTTGAAACTATCACTCCAGATGTCGAAGTGGTGTTTAAGGACAAACAAAATAAAACAATTATCAAATGGAAGCATGGTTTTGACACTAAAGTATTAGATACAACTTTTCAATTTAAAAAGATTTTAACGTTGGATCCAGAGCGGGCTGACTATATAACAGTAATTGTGGAGGACTAATATATGTCATGTAAATATTGTGGCCAAGTCCATCCGGTACCTGTGTATTGTACAACTTGTCAAAGCTGCGCTATCAAAGTACCGTTCAAAGAAGCAAAAGAAAAAAACCACGTTACTTTCTGTAAGACGTGTCTGGAGGGGAAATGAATTTAATAGTAACTGCATCCTTAGTTATTACAGCAATATTCTCTTTGCTAAACTTTGGGCAACTGAGTAATATCTTGAATGAACTGAGAAAGAAGAATGAGGAAAATTAGTTATGGGATTATTTGAAGAAGTACAAGAGATTCAAAAAGAATCACACGAAAAATGGTTTGAACGCTGGTACGAAAAGTATGATTTAGTAAATAAAATAAAAAAATCTGCTATGCAAGGTTATGTGGGATATAGAATTTCTGTCAGCGCAGCTGGAGATGAATATTCTAGAATACGTCGTAAAAATCCTAAGACTGTTGACCTTTTAAAAAAGAAACTCGGTAAAGGATTTGAGGTGTGTCTAAAAGAAGAACGCGGAAAGAATGTTTTTGGATATGCAACTTATAAATCATATATTCTGATCAGCTGGTAAAAACAAAAAAAGCCCGCGGGTAACGGGCTTAGGGATTTATACTTTCTATCTAAATTATACCATATAGGGAGGTAAAAATTTTGGCTGATAAGTTAGATAGGATTATTGGAGATTATGTTAATGGCCGACTAGATGCTAAGTTAAAATCTATTGAGAGTAGGTATCTTTACCGACAAAAAGTAGATAATTTAGGAATACGCACAGCTTATTCTGGCGGTTCTGAGCCTTTAAGTAATGTCTTAAATAAAGAAGCATTGGAAAATGATGAAGAGTTAATCAGATTAAAAGAGCTGATAAGGCAAATAAACATCTGGTATCTACCATTAATTGAGGTAGAGAAGGAAGTAATCAAATTAAAATGTGAAGGTTACAATGGTCGATACTGGTATCAAGTGATGCAAGAATTAGATGACAGAGGGTTTGATATAGCACAGAAAAAAGCAAAAGGTGCTTACTATAAATTTAGAAATGATATTCATCCCTTTGTTATTCACTTGATTTGAGGGGACAAAATTGACAAAAAAAGACTCGAAATTGGTAAAAAAAGGAACTTCAACCTCTATTTTCGGTGCTATACTTGTATTATGAACAATTAAGCAGAACGCTATCATGGTTAGTCTCGATGAATCAAAAAGTGCAAGATTGTTCGTAAGTAACCGACATAGTCTAGATGGTAAGACACTACACTTGTAGAGGCGTGAGTTCGAATCTCACTGACGGTTATAGCAGGTACTTACAGGAAGTGCTTGACTCTAGAAAATACTTATAAACACTATCCTGTTGAAGCTGTCAGAAATGACGGCTTTTTTAATACTTATAGGGAGGAGGGGACCACATGACAGATAAGCAACAGATATTTGCTGATGAATATTTGAAAGATTTGAATGGCACCAGAGCCTATAAAGTCGCGTATCCTAACGTTAAAAAAGATTCAGTTGCGGCTGCGGCTGCTGCAAGAATGTTAAGAAATGTTAAGGTTAAAGCCTATATAGATGAACAGCTTGAAAAAATGCACAATGCTAGAACTGCTGATGCACAGGAAGTTTTAGAGTATTTGGCTTCAGTAATGCGTGGAGAGTCAATTTCAACGGTAGTTCAGACTGAGTTTGTTGGTGATGGAATAAGTGAAACTAAACTTATAGAAAAGCCGCCAGATGAAAAAGAACGCCTAAAAGCTGCAGAGCTTTTAGGTAAACGTCATGCCCTCTTCACAGATAAGACAGATGTAAGTGTTATGAAGCCAGTAACTATTGTTAAAGGAGAACCGAAAAAATATGAGCAATGAGGTTGAAGTTAATTACAACGATCTGATAGCTCCTCCTTTTCGTCCTATCAGTCAAGATATCTTGGCAGATGGCCATAAACATTACTGGCTGAATGGTGGACGTGGTTCAACAAAGTCTTCTTTTGTTTCACTTGAAGTTGTAAGTGGGATGATGGACAACAGAGATTATAATGCTGTAGTTATCCGTAAGACAGAGAATGGGATAGGTGATACAGTATTTGCTCAGTACTTGTGGGCGATTGATGCACTGGGAGTTGGTCATTTATGGAAAGAAACTAAAAGCCCTTATAAGCTTACTTATTTACCTTTGGGGAATTCAATCGTATTCAAGGGATTAGATAAACCTAGAAAATTAAAGTCTACTAAGTTTCGTCATGGTTATGCTAAGTATATTCACTTTGAAGAGGTGGACGAATTGCGAAGCATGGCAGAGATCCGGAATGTCAACCAGTCCTTGGCACGTGGTGGTGCAAATCAAATGTTCTTCTATACATACAATCCACCTAAATCTATTACAAACTGGGTTAATGGCCATGTACAAACACAAGTTGGCCGAAAGAATACGCTTATTCATTCTTCAACTTATCTTGATGTGCCACCCGAATGGCTAGGAGATACTTTCATTGAAGAAGCGGAGTACTTGAAGGAAGTAAATCAAAAGGTATATGAGCATGAGTATCTAGGTATTGTTACCGGTACTGGTGCTGAAGTATTTCCGAATGTCAAGGCACGCACAATTACTAAAGAAGAGTATGATAGCTTTGATAAGATACATCGAGGCTTGGACTTTGGTTTTGCTGCGGATCCACTTGCTTATGTTGCAACTTATTATGACAAGCCTAGAAAGAGGCTTTTTTTCTTGGATGAAATTTATCAGACTAGACTTGGTAATGATGAAGCAGTTCGGAAAATCAAGAACCTTAATCCATTGAATGAGCCTGTCTTTGCAGATAGCGCAGAGCCACGCACGATTGGTGAGTTTAAAAATATGGGATTGAATATCCGTCCAGCACGTAAAGGACGGGGATCTATTGAACATGGGATCAAGTGGCTGCAAGACTTATCAGAAATAGTTATTGATCCAAAGCGCACACCGAATGTGTTGAGAGAATTCTCAGGGTATGAGCTTGAAGAAGATAAATGGGGCAACCTTAAAGGAAGCTATCCAGATAAAGATAACCACAGTATAGATGCCACTCGTTATGCTTTAGAGCAATTGAGCAAACCTGGTGGAATGTCAGTATTTAAGGAGTAAAGAATGGACGTACAAAAAGCAATATATCTGTATAAACGTGCAGACTTTGATGTAAAAGTCAGAGAATCGCACAAGAAATACAGAAAAGCTTTGAAGTATTATCTGAATGAAAATGATATTACTAAGCCCAATGGGGGCGAGAGCAAAGCAGACGGTAAGAAAGATGAGCGTGAGCAACTTTTACGTAAATCAGATAGTCGTGTAAGTAACAACTATCATCAACTTTTGGTTGATCAAAAAGCAAGCTATGTTGGTGCCACAGTTCCTGTATTTGATGTAAAAAATGAGGACCTGAATAAAATTATTAATACTGAGCTAGGAGATAAATTTCCACGTACAGTGCATCGTTTAATAATTGATTCCTCTAATGCGGGTGATGCTTGGCTTCATGTCTGGAATGATGAGGAAGAAGGAAACAAATTCAAGTATGCTATTGTAGCTCCAGATGAACTTACTCCTATCTACAATAATGACATTGAGAAAAAGATTATTGCAGTTCGTAGAGAGTACTCACAAATTGATGAAGAATCTGGAGAACCTTATACATTCGTTGAATTTTGGACAAAAGAAGAAGCATCTTTCTTCAAATTCAAATCAACTTATGACGAAATGATAGTGAATAATTGCATTAGGACATTTGATAAAACGGCATTAATTGATGGTGAGAATGTTAATGTTTTAAAGCATGGTTTTGATGGTATTCCCTTCATTCGATTCCCTAATAATCAACTTCACACTAGCGATCTTGATAAGTATAAGGGTCTTATTGATGTTTACGATAAAGTTTATAACGGATTTGTAAATGATGTTGAGGATGTGCAAGAAGTAATCCTTGTGCTTACTAACTATGGCGGTGCAGACCTCAATCAGTTCATGGAAGAATTGAATAAATACAAGGCAATTAAACGGGACAGTTATGGTGATGGTGATAAATCTGGTGTTGATACACTGACAATTGATATTCCAGTTGAAGCACGAAATATTTTATTGGATAAGACACTTGATTCAATCTTTGTTCAAGGGCAAGGAGTTAACCCTACTAAACTTGAAAAACTTGGAAATAATAGTGGTGTTGCTCTTAAAATGCTTTATGGATTACTTGAATTAAAAGCAAGTGCTTTAGAGTCGGAGTATAGGGTTGGCTTTAATCGCCTGATTCACTTTATTTTACAATCCAAAGGCAAAGACCAGGATGACTTGGAAATCATTCAAACATGGGAGCGCTCAAGCATTCAGAATGAGCAAGAAAAAGCTGATATGGTAGCGAAGCTTGGTGATGTGACAAGTAAGCAGAATATCGCTAAAAACAATCCGCTTGTTGAAGATTGGAAAGAAGAGTTGGAGCTACAAGAGGAGCAAGATCCGTATGAAGAAAAAGCTGACTTATTGGCAAAAAAGGTATCTGAAGACGAAACAACTCCAACTGAGTAAGGCTGAAGCTTATGAAAAAGAATATGCTAAAAGACTGAAAGAGACCCAGAAGCTTATTGAGCAGGAAATTGATTCATGGTGTAAGAAATACGCAAAAAAAGATGGAACAATTGATCCAATCGATGCGAAAAAACTTCTCAAAGGTTCGGAATTAAAGGATTTTAAATATTCTTTAGCTGAATGGGAGCGGATGGCCAAACAAGGTGGTTTTAATCATGAGATGGACCTTGAGTATTATAGAAGCCGTGTGAGCAGACTGCAAGCCCTACAGTTGCAAGTAACTGGTTTAATGGGTAAACAGACTGCTGGGGATGTAAAGAGCCTAGAAGGGCTCCTCAAAGGCTCATATAATGATACCTATTATCGTAATATATATAATTCTCAAGCTGTAAAAGGTAAGTTCAGTTCTAACTTTGCCCATGTAGATGATAAGAAGTTAAGTGCAGTCATTCATTCTGGGTGGAAAGGTTCAAATTTCAGTACTAGGCTTTGGGGGAATGCAACACATACCTTACCAAAGACTTTATCTGAAACACTCTTCAGAGGAATAGCTTTAGGCTATGGTCCGGATAGGCTCACTCAAATGGCCCGTGTGAAATTAAAAGATTTTTCAGAAAATCAGATACATAGACTCGTAACAACTGAAGCAGCACACATTGTAGAACAAGCAACACTGGATTCTTACAAAGAAACGGGGCTTGAAAAGTATGAATATTTAGCAACTCTTGAATCACACACTTGCGAAGTATGCGGTAAGCTGGATGGGCAAGTGATGGAAGTTTCTAAACAAGAAACCGGGACAAATTACCCACCTATCCACCCCTATTGTCGTTGTACTACTGTTCCTTGGGATAAATGGTTTGAAGAAAATGACATCAAGAGATGGTCCAGAAATGAAGAAACTGGGAAAGGCAAATCTATTGATGATATGTCCTACAGTAAGTGGAAGGAAGATGTATTTGGCAAAGATGATAAGACAAAAGATAGTGTAATTACTGATTCATTAAAATCTGAAAAGGTAGACAAAGTTAAACCAGCTTCTTTGAAAGGTTTGACTGATGAATTCCTAAATGAAAAACGTGAAGAATCAAGGTTAAAAGCTGGGCGAGTTAATGCTAAAAAATATGATGCTCAAAGTGATTCCTTTGCGAAGCTGACCAATGAAGCTTCTATGAGAATAAGAATTTCAGATATTGGATTTAGAAGAGCAGTAGAAAGCGGAAATCTTAAAAGTTGTCATGAATTTGGGGACGACTTCGCTAAAGGGCGAATAAGGATTGAAAAAACTTTATTTAATTTGCCAGAAAATATTAAGAGAAGCGAAATGCCCAAATATGGCTATCTTTCAGATTCTGATGATTTATTTGAAAAGAAAGCAAGTCATTCAGTTTTAGGTTATGGGGACATTACCATTGAGTTAGATGATAGTGTTCGAAAACGCACGACTTATACCATTAACGATAGCTTAGTTAACAAAAGAGGTTTGATAACATCTGCTACACCAGTAGGTACAAAGCCAACTTACAATGGTATCAAAGAGAAAGCTATTGGGGAAATTAACAGTATCTCAGAATTTTTAAATTCAAATAAAAAAACAAATCGTTATATTGAAGCTCAATATCATGGAGATTTAACTTTTAAAAATGACGTGAAGAGAATCATTGTACCAGATAAAAGCTATTTAGATAAACTTTCTAAAGAATTTGAACAGCTAAAAAATATGGGAATTGAAGTACTAGTTGCTCCCAAATAATATGGAGGTATATTTTGAAAATACTATATTATTCCTATGATGGAGAATTTGAATCACTTAACTTCATCATCAAAAAAGAAAATAAATTCTATCATTACTATTTTGACGGTGATAGAAATGTTGTTGAAGAAATTATAGCTCCCGAAGAGGTTTTAAGATTCAATCCATACATGGATAAATATCATAAAGGAAATCTTCCGGATGTGGTTCTCGAAAAAATTGAAACGCTACTATAAAAATTAAGCACCAGCAAGCGATAGGTGCTTTTCTTATGCTCAAAGGAGGGCGTTATGTCATTAGATGATTGGTTAAAACTATGCCAGATATTATCATATGTGAACTTAATCATTTTTTTTACAACAGGAACTATATTCCTTATTATTAAGTGGATCTATGATGTTAAAATACTGAAACTGAAATACTTAAAAGAAAAAGAACCCGATGAATGGGTTGAGGAGAAATAATATGAATGAATTACAATTTACAAACACAGCAAGACAATTGGTTGCTGATTTTTCAAATGAAAAGAATGAACAGCAATTAAAAGCCGAAGAAGTTTACGTAGTATGGGCATGTAAGACGTTGCAAAATAATAAGGCTTTACTTTCCACCAATATTCCAGATGGTCGATATTATGAGGTAACTTACAATGGAGATAAAGATGAAATCTATTTTGATTCTTATCTCAAAGAAAAAAATATTAAGTTTGCTGCGGAAAAATAAGAGGCAAGTAATGGAAATTCATATATATGGTCGAGATACAGAGCAAGGTCTTTACACTAAAGCTGATGTTTTAGCGGATACAGATGAAGCTATTGCGATGTTATCAACTGCTTTATTGGATTTATGTGCATTGAATAAATTGGATGCCTTAGAACTTTTTAAAGTATATTATGACACAAGAAATTAAATAATTTTTAAACCCTTGGGCTTCCAGGGGTTTTCTTGTCGGGACTTAGCTTACCAGGTAAAAGCGTACTGTTTGTGCACATCAGTAATACATGGGTTCGACTCCCATAGTCCCTATTGGTCTTGGCTGACCTGAAAAAAAGCACAATCATAAAATCCTTGGCGGAGCAGACCGCCTCACCAACTGCTAGGAGGAAACTTATGAACACAGAAGAATTGAAAGCACTAGGTCTCAATGATGAGCAAGTCAAGTCAGTAATGGCGAAGTATGGTCAATCAATTAATGCTGAAAAAGCTAAAGTACAGGCTGATTTGGACGCGAAGACAGCCCAAGTAACTGATTTGACTGAGCAATTAGCCAATCGTGACTCGGACATTAAAGCTCTGAAGAAGTCCGCCGGAGATAATGAAGATTTGTCTAAACAATTATCAGAACTACAAGATAAGTACAAGGCAGATACAGAAAATCTTAATGCGAAGCTTAATCAGACACGCTTTGATTCAGTATTAACTGAAGCACTGAGTAAGACAAAAGCTCGTGATGCAAAAGATATCAAAGCATTGCTTGATTTGGAAAGTATTAAGCTGGGTGAAGATGGCTCACTTGAAGGACTAGATGCCCAAATTTCAACTCTTCAACAAGAAAAGGCTTATCTTTTTGATTTGGGAACAGGTCAAAGTTATAAGCCAGCAGGGGGGTCAGGAGCAAAAATTTCTTCTGATCTGTCTGCTGCAATGAAGCAAGAGGGTTTTAACCTCACAGAATTTCTTAAAGAACAAGGAGAAGATTAATGAACAACGAAATTACGAAGTTGCTGGATATTATCACACCGGAGATTTTTAACCAGTACATGGATGAATTCACAGCAGAAAAATCTGCTTTTGTACAATCAGGTATTGCTGTAGCTGATGAACGTGTATCAAAAAATATTACATCAGGCGGTTTGCTTGTAAATATGCCATTCTGGACTGATCTATCAGGCGAAGACGAAGTACTTGGAGATGGAGACAAAGCTCTTACAACAGGTAAAATCAAAGCTGCAAATGATGTTGCTGCGGTTTACTACCGTGGGCGTGGTTGGGCAGTTAATGAAATGGCTGCAGTCATTTCTGGTGACGATCCAATGAAATCATTGCTTTCACGTATTGCAACATGGTGGTTGCGCCGTGAACAACAAATCTTGATTGCTACAATGAACGGTTTGTTCGCCTCTGGTGGAGCGTTAGCTGCAACACACTTACTTGACCGTTCAACTGAAAATATTGATGGTAAGCTTTTGTTGGATACAAAACAACTACTTGGAGATGCTGCAGACCGTGTAAATACATTGGCTATGCATTCAGCAGTATATACAGAGCTTCAAAAACAAAACTTGATTGTTTTCATTCCGAATTCTCGTGGAGAAGTGGTGATTCCTACATATCTTGGCTATCGTGTTGTAGTTGATGATGGTATCAAAGCTGATGGTAACGGTGTTTATACTACTTACTTATTTGGTACAGGATCTATTGGTCGTAACTCAGGTAATCCGGCTGCTTTAACAACTTTTGAAACAGACCGTGATAAAGCTAAAGGTACTGATATTATCTATACTCGCCGCGCAGTTACTATGCACCCATATGGTGTTAAATGGAAAGATGCTGATCGCGAAGAAGGTAATATGACACCAACTAATGCTGACCTTGCTAAACCAGGGAACTGGGAACGTGTTTACGAAGAAAAGAATGTTGCTATTCTCGCTTTGAAACACAAAGTTGGCGCAGCAACTGATAAACCCTAAGGCTCCCCAGAATGTATCTGGGGTTATTAATGAAGATGGTTCAGTATCTGTAAATTGGGACTCTGTTCCAGGTGCTAAAGCTTCAGTAATTCATTATGGGGATGCGAATGAATCAGACCCTCATAATGCAACCTTCATGGGCTATACGGAGTCTACCTCTTGGACTTTAGCAAGTGGTGATGTACCTACATTACAACCAGGAGATAAACTTTATTTATATGTTCAGTCATTTAATGAAGTTGGCACTGGAGCCAATGATATTGAAAAAGCTCAATACCTTAATACTAATGCTTTAGGTTCAGAATGGAGTGAGCCAGTTATACTTACAGTAGCGCCGGCTACCCGTTCAATTCCTAATGAATCATCAACAGTTGCTGAAATTAAATCGTACTTAGATAGCCAATCTATTGCTTATCCAAGTACAGCAAAAAAGGATGAATTACTTACACTTATTGGAGGAACAGAATGAGTATTGATGAATTAAAAGCGCTCTTTGAAAATGGAGATAAGCCCACAGCTGCTGATTATGGAGCATTGTTTGATGCAATTTTTGAAGGAAAAGGAGTCAGTCAATCTGATTTGGATGCAGTAAAAACTGTTTTGCAATCTGCTATTGATAAAGTGAAAACAGATTTGGAAAGTGAATTAGCTACGGCTACTAGTGCAATCACTACTTTAGAAGGTCGTGTTTCTGCTTTAGAAAATGCAACGAAATAGCCTATGGACTTAAAAGAATACAAGGAACAGATTAAAGAAAAGCTTGAGTTTTTACAAGAACCCCAAAAACCAGATGATGCTGCATACATGAAACATTATGAAATGGTTTTGGATTTTGTAATTGATAAAGTACTTAATGATGTTTCTCTCTATACGCACATACCTATTGAAGAATTTCCGGATTCTATTTTTCAAACTATTGTCATGTTAGCCAGTAACTTTATAGATTCTTTTGGATTAATTAATGATGAGGAAACAAATGCCAATCAAGATGTTAAAGAAATCTCAGAAGGAGACACAAAAGTTGTTTATGCAGATAAGCGGCTAAGACTGCAGCAGTCACTGGCTAGTTCTTCAATTAATGGTAATTTTACTGCACTATTGAATAGTGTCCGGAGGTTGCCATAAAATGAATAACAGAATGAAACAAGCACTGACAACCCTTTATCAGCATAAGGCTGATATCTCAGTTAAAAAACCTGTTAAAGAAGGTAGTGTAACGAAACAAAAAATGGTTCCATTACATTCGAATATTCCGTGTCGTGTTTCGTTGAAGGGTCTAAAAGCTACAGAAAGGGGCGTGACAGCCTCTGTAGAATATGATGGAAGATTGTATCTAAGTCCAGATTTAGACGTGCCAAAGGGCGCAGAAATCACTGTGACTGATGTAAATGGTCGAGTAACTGAGTACATTGGTAGTTTGCCATTTGGATATTCTAGCCATCAGGAAATATATCTTCAGTATAAAGACAAGGTGAAATAATGACTTTATCAGCAAAATTTGATGATAGTGAATTCCAAGCCTTCGTTAAAAACTTTGATAAATATGTCAAAGACGACTTGATTTTAAAAGAGTTGGAAAAAGAGTTCCAAAGGGTTACAAATATAGCAATTCGTATTGTAAAAAAGAATACGCCTGTTGGTAACTCTATTACTTATACAGGGTTGAAATTACAAGGCAATAACTTATTTGAAGCTACCATGAAGACAAAAGGTCATGGGAACTTAAGAAGGTCGTGGAATGCCGGTAAAACAGAGAGATCTGGAAGTAATCTGATGGTTGAAATCTACAATGATGCAGAGTATGCAATCTATGTGGAAAAAGGCCATAGGCAACAAGTCGGAAGATACGTCCCTGTTCTTGGGAAACGTTTGAAAAATGGTTGGGTTGAAGGAGTTCACATGTTAGAGAAGTCCTTAGATCCTATTGAAAAAGCTATGAATGACATTATGATTAAAGCTTTTGAAAATGCATTGGAAAAATTAATTGGAGGTTAAGTTGGATATCACAAAAGCTATTGCTGATACACTTGATTCTGTTTTTTCTGATATACCTATTTATACTGAAAATATTGACTTTGAAGAAGATGACTTAAAAGGCCCATCTTTTTTTGTTCAAAGAGTAAGTATGAATGTTATTCCTCATTTGTTTGATATGCAGAAACGTCTTTACCGCTATAATATTGTTTATTTTCCAAAACAAGAAGAAACTCGGGAAGATGTTGATGCAATGGCTGAGAGATTAGCCATAGAAATACAACAGATACATGGAATAGCTCGTATGACAGAGCGAAACTTTGAAATAACAGAATCTGATCCGCCTTTTCTTGAATTACATTTTTCTTTTGCTTTAGAAGTTCATGTAATGCAAGATGATGGTGGAAAATTCAATGACAAATTAGATTATAAAGGAGGTCTGAAAGATGGCTAAAACAAAAAGTGCTGCAGTTACAGCAGCAGAAACAAAATACAGCAAGCCTGAGTTGCTCACACTCGTAATTGGAGCACAACGTACTTACTTTAATCTGGCTTTGAAAGCTAGTTTGAAATATACATGGAATGAGGCTTTAAAAGCTGTAGATAATTACAAAAATGGAGGGCTTTTCTAATGGCTGGTGGAATTTGGGACAAACAAAATAAAGTATTGCCTGGTGCATACATTAACGTGGTGTCTAAAGGGCAACCGATTGTAAATGAAACTGAAAAAGGTGTAGTCTTTACGATTATGCAAAACCTTAAATGGGGTAAAAATGGAGTTATTGAAGTAGATGCACGATCTAATTTCATTTCGTTATTTGGTTTGCCAATTGGTAGCCCAGAATTAACAGCTTTACGCAATATTTTGATTAAGGCTAAGAAAGTTTATGTTTTCAACTTTAATGGTGGAGACAAAGCACATGCTCAATCAGATGTTCTTCCTTGGACTTTTGAAGCAGCATGCTCTGGTAGTCGAGGCAACGATTTAAAAGTATCTGTTATGCCTGATCCTAGCAATGTTGGTAAATACATTGTTCAAACATTCTTTGGATCAGATGTAGTTGATAAACAAGTTGTTACTTCAGCAAGTGGTTTGATTGCGAATGATTATTTTGTTCCAACCATTATTGATTCAGCAAAAGAGGATGATGGTATGGAAATGCTAGGTGCTTTAACTACTCCAGTTCTTATTTCATTTACAAATGGGACTGATGTAGATGCTGGTAGTCAAGTTGATGCTCTTATTGAAGCTATCGAAACACATGAATTTAATGTTTTGACTGCTGCAGGACAAGATGCAAGCGCGGGTATTCACAAACTTTTAGCACAAACAGTTATTCGTTTACGTGATGAACATGGACGAAAAATTCAAGCAGTAGTTCCTGAAGCAACTGCAACAAACGGCTTTACAGTTGGTCAATCTAAAGTTGGTGGTCCGGATGCAATCGGAGCTTCTGGTGCAGGGGCTGCGGTAGCGTATGATCATGAAGGTGTAATTGTAGTTGCTAATGGAGTGAAATTGAAAGATGGCACCGTACTTAGTGCAACACTGGCTTCAGCATTTATTGCGGGTGCTACAAGTGCAGCGGAAGCAAATCAATCATTGACTTACATGGAATTTCCAGAAGCTGTTGATGCAGTACCTCGCTACAATGAAGAAGCACAGATTGCTAAAGTTAACGCTGGTGTAATGTGCTTTATTTCAAGTCGTAATTCAGTAAAAATCTTGACTGATATCAATTCACTTGTGACTTTTACCGAAGAAAAAAGTAAAGAGTTCTCTAAGAACCGTGTTTTACGTGTTCTTGATGATATTGCGAATGATACTCGTGAGACTTGGGAAGACAACTTCATTGGAAAAATCACTAACAATGCAACGGGGCGTGATTTATTCAAAGCAAACCGTGCAGATTATCTCTCACGCTTGCAAGCTATTGAAGCAATTACGAATTTTGACCCTTCATCAGACATTTCGGTTGAAGAAGGAGAAACAAAAGACAGCGTAGTTGCGACTATTGTTGTTCAACCAACAGATGCAATGGAAAAACTTTATATGACTGTGGTCATGAACTAGGAGGAAAAGAATGGCAACTTTAAATTATGCAGACGTCCTTGCTCTTTCAGAGGGGACTATTTTTGTCACAATGGATGGGAAAAATATTCCGCTGATTGAAGTAGAAGAAGCAACAGCTTCTATTGAATTTAACAAGGAAGATGTTTTTGCACTTGGGAAACGTTTCAAAGGTTCAAAAGTAACCTCAGCAACAGGTAAAGGCAAGATGACAAGCTATTTCATGCGTTCAACTTGGAATGAGCTAATGCAAGAATACAAGAATTCGGGCTACTTGCCACGTATGACAATGACTGCAACAATGGAAGATAAATCTTCTACACTTGGAAAACAAGTCGTTACAATCAGTAACTTCATGCCTGACAAGGTTGACCTCTTCATGCTTAAAGCAGATGATGGTATTGCAGAAAATGAAATGGACTTTACTTTTGATGATTTTACTTTGACAGAATCATTTACAGACATGAAATAAAAAATAGAAATTGGAGATAGTACAAATGGCAAACTCAATTAAAGACTGGATTTTGGAAGATGAAAAAGTTTTGGAAGAAAAGAAAGAAATTTCTTTCCCACAATTCAAAAAACCTTGGGTTATTCGCTCAATCGGAGCTGAAGAAATGCAAAGCATTCAAAAAGAAGCAACACGTAAACAACGTAACCGTAAAACAGGTTTGACACTTTCAGAGACTGATACTGATCGTTTACTTGATTTGATGATTGAAAAAGCTGTAGTTGAGCCTGAACTCACAAATGCAGAACTTCAACAACACTATAAAACTTCGGGGAATGCAGCAGCAACTTGCCGTAAAATGCTTAAAGCGGGTCAATATGTGGAACTTGGTCAAGAAATCCAAACTTTGAGTGGTTTTGATGTTGATGAGGCAGTAGAAGAAGTAAAAAACTAATTGCTGCTGGAGAAGGCGGAGACTTCATTTACTATTTCTACGCTATGAATAATTTCGGATGGACGCCTAAACAATGGGCGTCTTTTTCGTTATCAGAAAGGGCTTTGGTTATTGCCGGGATCCAGATAACGAAAGAAGAGGAAGAAAAAGAGCGGAATAAACAAGAAAATGGAATGAAAGGTTAGGTAAATTATGGGTGCTAAATTAAGTACAACCCTCTCCTTGGTTGATGGCTTCTCTAGCAAATTAAACTCAGTCAATAACTCTTTACAAAAAACAAGTTCCTCAATGGATAAATTCCGTAATATGATGAATAAGCCAATGGGGAGCGGACTTTTTAGCTCATTAACTGGTGGAATAAAAACTGCAGATTCTGCAATGAGTAGTTTCTCAGCCAGTGCAGCAGCTAAAATTGGGGCAATATCGGGAGTGGTTCAATCTCTTACCACAACCGGTATAAATGTACTGAGTAATGGAATAAGAGAAATGGTTGGGGAGCTTTCCTCAGCGAGTGCTACCTGGCAAACATTTGAAGGCAATATGGCCATCATGGGTAAAGGCGCAAGTGAGATAAAAGCTGTTAAGGCTGAACTTCAAGACTTCGCGACTAAAACTATTTATTCAGCTTCTGATATGTCTTCTACTTACTCACAACTAGCTGCAGTAGGTACTAAAAATACTACACAATTGGTAGAAGGTTTCGGGGGGCTTGCAGCAGCGGCTGAAGATCCCGCACAAGCCATGAAGACATTGAGTCAACAAGCTACTCAGATGGCTGCATTACCAAAGGTTCAATGGATGGACTTTAAGCTCATGCTTCAACAAACCCCAGCAGGTATGGCAGCAGTTGCCAAGCAGATGGGTAAAAGTACAGAGCAGTTAGTTAAAGATATCCAGGATGGAAAAGTAGCCACTCAAGACTTCTTTGATGCTATTTCAAAAGTTGGTGGTGATACCAATGGCGACTTTTACAAGATGGCTACCAAGTTTAAAACGATTGGTCAAGCTGTGGATGGCCTTAAAGAAGGATTGACAAACAAGCTACAGCCAGCGTTTGATAAAGCAAGTAAGTTCGGTATCAATGCTATTAGTAAAATTGCAGATAAAGTTGATAAGTTTAACTTTAAAGGATTAGAAAAGACCATTGATCAAGTTGGTCCTAAAATTGAAAAAGGACTTGTTAGGAGCTTTGATTTAGCAGTTGCAGGCGCTAAGAAACTAAAACAAGGGTTTGATATTGCCAAAGAAGCAGTTCAAGGCCTTTGGAGTGGTTTCAAAGGTACTGATGCCATATCAAAAGCTGAAGGTTTATTTAATAGACTGAAATCAAGTGCCAAAGGCATTGCAAGTAGTCTGAAAGATAGTATTAATATGGATGGAATTGGAGCTGGGATTGGTAGTGCTCTTTCAGCTGTTATGAGCGCAATAAATAGCTTCATTGATGGTCTAGGCTCTACCAATGCTCTTCAATCTATAAAAAATGCGTTTGAATCTCTTTCTAGGGCTTTGGGAAATATTAAAAATAATATGCCTAATGATACTACCTTCTTCGAAAAACTCGGACAGTTAGCAGGGAAAGGGATTGAAAGAGTAGCGGACTCTATCTCAGCAATCGCTGATGCAGTCGGTAATTTATCTCCCGAACAGTTAAGTTCTGCAGGGAATGCCCTTCTTACATTAGGCACTGGTTTAGCTGCTTTGAAAGGCCTTAGCATGATCAGTGGAGTTATTTCAACAATAGCAAGCGTTGGAAGTACTATTATTGGGGTAGTTTCTGGTATTGTTAGCTTTATTTCTGGAGCTATTAGTAGCATTTCGGCATTCTTTTCTACAATTTCCATTGTTGCAGAAGTAGCAGGTGTGAGTGTGGGGAGTTTGCTTTTAGCTATTACTTGGCCTATCTTGGCAATTATTGCCCTTGTGGGAACCTTAGCTTATGCGTTCTATACAAACTTTGCAGGAATCCGTGATTTTACTGCAAGTGCTTTTGGGGCAATAGCTGATGCTTTAGGTACTGCTTTCAGTTCGTTATGGAATGCGTTACAAGCACTTGGACAAGCATTATCTCCACTCATTCCAGTACTTCAGGTATTAGGAATGGTAATTGTAGGTATTGTAGTTGCAGCCTTTATTGTCTTAATCGCTGCTATTGGTTTAGTAGTAGATGCTTTTGTTGGTATTATCGATGTTATTAGTACGGTTATTCAAGTCGTTGCTGGTGTCGGAAATGTATTTAAAAAGCTCTTTAGTGGAGACATAAAAGGGGCTGCGGATGAAGCTGGAAAAGCTATTGGTAATATCAAAGATATCTGGAGCGGATTTGCAAATAATGCGGTAACTCCTAAGCTTAATGATAGTCTGAATGATATCGTTAATAACGGTGCTGGGGCCAAAGACAGCTTAGATGGTGTTAATTCAAGTGCAAGTACTCTTAGTGGTACACTTGGTGGAATCAAATCTCCAAAGATTGAACCACAATTTACAATGCCAGATACTTCTAAATTAGGAATGATGAATTTACCAGATATTACAGTAGGTGCCAAAGTAGATAAAGTTGATACAGCAGCAGTAAGTCAATCTCCATTACTTCCAGATTTGAGCTTGAAAGCTAAAGTAAATCAAGTTGATGCATCACCACTGACAAGCGGAGGTGTTCCTGGATTGAATTCACTATTGAATAATCCACTTCCGGTACCGGCCAAAGTTGACAAGGTAGATACCTCTGCAGTATCTCAAACTAACGCTGTTCCAGATATTAATGTTGGAGCAAAGGTTAATCAAGTTGATACTAGTGCTGTAGCAACTGCTGGGGCAGGGATTCAACCATTAACTATGCCGGCGAAGGTTGGCCAAATTGACACGTCTTCATTGGCAGTTGGTTCTCCAGCTTTAGCAGCATTGCAAAGTAATCCGGCAGTTATTCCAACTAAGACAGGAACTCCAGATACAAGCGCTGCAACAGCTGCGATTGCTAATATTGGAACTAATGCACCACCAATTCAAACACCGCCAGTAACTGCACCAGATACAAGTGCAGCAACGGCTGCAATTAATAATTTGCAAAGTACAGCTCAAAATTCTGTACAAGCAATAAGCAATGCAGGAACACAGGCTGGTCAAGGATATGTTAATGGATTCCGCGGCTCTATTGGTCAAGCAGTTGGTGTAGCTCAAAATATGGGTAGCCAAATTACTGGTGCATTGAGTGGTGTTGCTGGTCAAATGTATGGCATAGGTTTAAACATTGGCCAAGGTTTAGCAAATGGTATGAATGCCAGTCTTGGAGCTGTAACAGCCGCTGCAAGTGCTCTAGCAGCACAAGCAGATAAAGCAGCAAGAGCGAAAGCAGAAGTACATTCTCCATCTCGCGTATTCATGGCGACTGGTCAATTCTTTGGTCAAGGTTTAGCTATTGGTATGCAAAAGCAATATGATAATGTTGCGAATGCAGGCGCGGGTCTCTTTGATGTTGCGTACAATGGCAATAATGATGTGCCTAGTCAACCTTTGGAAACTAGTCCAGTATCTACAACAAATAGCACAAATAAGAGTGAGACTACCTTCAATTTTGGAGATGTTATCATTCAAAGCTCTGGTGATGCAAAAGTAGATGCTGAAGAACTCCTTGGAGAATTTGAGTATTTACTTCAACAAAAATATAACGCTAATTTAGCAAATTAGGAGGAATTAAATGGCTGAACATATTGGAGTTTATTTAACGAATCATCAAAATAAAACTATTGAATTGCCAGTATCTCCTGAGGAAGTTATGCTGGCACTTGAAAGAAATAATGAAACAGTAGAAATTTTAAAACTTGGAGAAGTGAATAGAATCGGTGAATTGCTGCTTCAAGATATTTCTATTGATTCAACTTTACCTGTAAAGTCAAAAAGTGCACAGGTCACAACTGCTAATGTCATCAAAGATGCAAGTTTTTATCTTGACTTTATGAAAGCATGGTTTGATTCAAAAAAAGCTGGTCGCTTTACTATATCAACGACTAAAATCAATGTTCGTGTGACTATTGAAAAACTGGACTATGGTTTCAAAAATGGAAATGCTGATGAGTATGCTTTTACTCTTTCCATGAAAGAATGGCGAGATTATTCAGCTAAACGTGCTCCAGTAGTTCCGAAGCCGCCACCACCGAAAAAGCCAGCTCCTCCAGCAAAAATTGGAATTGGTTCAACGGTCATTGTAAATGGTCAGCTACATGTTGATAGTTATGGAGGAGGACCAGGACAAACAGAACGTAATGCAAAAAGAAAGATAAATTTCATCGCAAGCGGTCGGGCTTGTCCTTACCATGTCACTGATATGTCAGGCGGTTGGCGTGGTTGGGTCACTGCCGGATCAGTGAGGTTAGCATAATGGCAATTACTAAATTTACCATTCAAAAATGGGATTATAGCAAAAACTGGGATGTTTCAGAACTTGCTATAAAAATAAAAAAGCAAGAAGATGCGGATTTTTCTGCAGGAAGTTTAGAATTTTCACTGACTGAAGTTGATGAAGGATTTACACCAAGTAATGGTGATATTGTTGAGTTCCAGTGGGATGGAAATAAAACTTTTAAAGGCAAAATTTTTAAAGTAGGCTATGACAGTAAGGAACGGTTCGAATGTCTGGCTTATGATAGTTTGTACTATCTCAAAAGTGAAGATACATTAGTTTTTGGTGTAACAACAGCCCAAGAGCGTTTTACTCGAATTATGAAAATTATTGATAAGCCGTTTAAAATCTTTGGGGATGTTCAAATTACTAAACTACCCGCAGAAGTGTTTGACGGAGAAACCTATTTTTCAATGATTAAGAAGTCACTTGAATCCATTTGGAAAATGACAGAAACTCGTTTTATTATTCGTGATGATTACGGTGTAATAGGTTGGTATCGGAGTTATGGACGTTGGCAAAGTTCTGTTACTGTCTCAGGTCTGTTATTAGGTGATGGCTCTTTGGTGTCAGAGTGGGAGCTTAATCGATCAGTAGAAGACTTATACAATGTAGTTAAAGTTGTGCGTGAAGATGGTGACGACAAAGAGCGTAAAACATACACTACAAAAACTGTTAACTCTCAAGCATCTATTGAACGTTATGGAAGGATACAAAAGCATGAAAAAGCTGATAATGATGCTAATGATGCGCAAATGCAGAATCAAGGGGTTCAATCATTAAATGAAAACAACAAAGAGCAGCGGGTACTAAAAGTAACTGCTGTTTTAGATTTGCGTATTCGTGCAGGCTCTATCTTTTCCATTTTTGTACAATCTCTAAATGATATCGGTATTGGCCAAAAACAAGTGTTCGCAAAGTCTGTTACTCATGATTTTGGCGCAAATACAATGACTATAGAAGGAGAAATTATCTAATGGCAGGCGAATGGATAATAAAAAAATTAACGGAGCAAGGGGGAAAAGATAGCCAATATAGTGATGTTCTATTTGGTACTGTTACATCAGATAACCCCATTGAAGTTCTAGTTGGTAACAATATGCCACTGCCGAATAGTTTGATAAATACTGGCCGTTTTAACAAATCTAGAAAAGTTGAAATAGACGGTAGTGAGTCGACTATACTAGAAAGATTGAATAAAGGTGACAGAGTAGCATTGCTACGTGGACACGGCGGGCAATCTTTTTATATTTTAGATAAGGTGTAATTTATGGAAAGACCTATTACAGAAGATATTAAGCAGGAAGAGTTGGAGGGAAACCAACCCGAACCTGTGATTGAAAGCTCTTTAACTTATAAAGTTGAAAATGGACGTATCTTAGGCAGAATTGACAGCTTAGAAGCAGTGCATCAAGCTGTAATCAAGATATTGCTCACAGATAGGTTTGTCTTTGAAATATATTCTGATCAGTACGGGAATGACTTAAATGATTTGATTGGGAAAGATATTCCTTTTGTTAAAACGGCCGTTGAAAATGTCATCAAAGAAGCTTTACTGAGTGATGACCGAATAGATGACGTCACGATTGATAGTGTGGAACAAACTGACAGACAAGCCCTCAGTGTGTCTCTTACAGTAAGCACATTATTTGGAAATTTTGAAATAGAAAAGGAGGTTAAAGCATGAGTATTGAAGAATTTCAGCAGTATGATTTTAATTACTACTTGGAAAAAGCCCTTGCCCGTGTTCCGGATGGAGTTGATAAGCGAGAAGGCTCAATAATTTATGATGCAATTGCTCCTGTAGCTTATAGCTTTGCGGAAATGGCAATGAATATGCAACAAGTTGTGCTGAATGCTTATTTACAGACTGCGAATGGTGTATATCTGGATTATAAGGCTGCAGAGCGTGGAACTCAAAGAGAACCGGCAACCAATGCGCGAGTAACTGCAGAATTTACGGATAATAAAGGCAATCCACTAACCATTGATGTTGAGGATCGTTTTTCAAGTACAGGAGCCAATCCTATTTTCTATACATGTTCCAAAGTATTGCCTAATGGTCAAGCGGAATTAACTGCGGAATCTGCGGGAATTGAAGCAAATGGAGTGCTGGGCCAACTCTTACCAGTAACACCTTTTGATAATCTTGGTAAGGCTGAAATTGTAGAAGTTACTGTGCCAGCTCGTGATATAGAAGATGATGAAACGCTTAGAAAGAGGTTGCTCAGTGGTAATGAAATCATTAACTATGGTGGGAATGTTACGGATTATATTAGTTTTACAAAAGAATTAGAAGACGTTGCTGCAGTACAAGTTTATCCAACCTGGAAAGGAGGCGGTACTGTTCGACTTGTTATTCTTGATAATACTTATAATGCGGCGAGTCAGTCGTTGGTTGAAACAATACAAACTAAAATTGATCCGCAAGATTCTCCTGGGGACGGTTATGGAATTGCACCTATAGGACATACCGTAACAGTCGCAGCACCCACAGTGCGTAAGATAAATATTTCTGCCAAAATAGAAACAGATAGCGGCGTTACGGTATTAGATGTTAAAGAAGCTGTTAATGATGTGATTAATAAACACTTTGATAGCTTGCGCAAATCTTGGGACACGTTAGCAGGGGAGCGTGGCTATAAACTAACTGTTTATAGATCACAACTCATTTCTGCAATAATTGGAGTTGATGGTGTAGTTAACGTGGCCTCTCTCTTATTTGACACTAAAGAAGAGGATGTTGTTTTGACATTCAGTAACGATTTACAAGAATTGCCGGTAGTTGGGGCGGTGACATTAGATGAACAATAAAACAATAAGGCTTACGGATTTAATTCCGCAGCCTTTTTATAATGATGTTTATGAGATGGTCCTTCTTATGAAAGTTCAGCAATATCAACTTGATAATTTGCAGGAGGCAATTAATCAAGCTCAGGACAACTTTTTCCCTATTGTTGCAAATGAAGAAGGACTTGCTATTTTTGAGAAGATGTTAGGAATAACTGGTGTAGTTGGTTTGGATATTGAAACACGGCGATACAACGTTATTGCGCGGATGTTACCTCCAAGGCCAATCACTTTAAAATCATTTAATGAGTTACTTCAGACACTGAATATTAATGCCAAACTCTCAGTAACTGGTTTTGATGTTGAAGTAAAAACAGAAACTACCGATGCTCAAGCTTTGCGAAGATTAAACAGCTTGATGAAATCATACTTGCCAGCAAATCTCACATTTAAAACATTCAACTATGGCCAAACTTCTACAAAAGGTCCTACAAAACACGGCGTGGGTGGTATGCTTGCAGGTAAAGTGACAAGTAAGAAGACAAAATATGCGGAAGGAGGCTAAATTTGGCTTTATATAATAATTGGGTAATAACAAAAAAATACGCTAGCACAGAAGTAGCAGCAATTTCTACCCAAAATAAAATTGAGTTTGTACGATTTATATCGAGTGATGATAAGTTTGCACAGAGCGATTTGGAAAGTTTTGATGATTTAGTTTTAAGTACGATTAAAACTAAAAGTAAGTTCCCTGTATCAAGTGTAAAAATTTCAGGTTCAACAGTTACTGTTACAGGTATTTTAAATAGTACAGGTAATACTGTTGACTACGATATGAACACTCTTTTACTGGTGTGTAAGTATAATGGAGCGGAATTCTTGGCTGCAGCTACAACAGCGCAGACTCCTTTCCGATTGCCAGCAGAAAATACAGCAGAAGTCACAGAATATACGATTAGACCTCAATTGACCTTATCCAATAGTGATACGGTCAGTACGGTTGTAGACCCTGTTTCTCCGGCTACTAATGAACGAGTAGATGATGAAGTAAAAAAATTACAAGATCAGATTAATTCAGCGAATACTGATCGTAAAAGTATCTGGGATAAAATAGCAGACTTAGTTGATAAGTCCACTAACCAAACTATTGCAGGTATCAAAACTTTTACCTCAACGATTGTGGGTAATATTTCCGGGAATGCTGAGAGTGCTACTAAGCTGAAGACTCCTCAGAAAGTAACCCTAACGGGAGATGCTTCTGGAAGTGCTACTTTTGATGGTACACAAGCTGTTGGGTTAGCAACAACTTTGGCTTCAATTGCTCAAAGTGATACAACCAGTTCTGTTTCACCAAATTATAATGAAACATTTACAACAGTTGATAGTGTAAAGACGGATACGAAGGGACGAGTGACTGGAGCAAATACAAAAACAGTAAAACTTCCAGTGGCTTATGTGCATCCCAATGTTTCCCAAAGTGACACAACTTCAGCAGAGTCTCCAAACAATGGGTCTACTTTTGATGTGGTTGATTCTGTAAAAAGAAATGGTCAAGGGCATGTTACTGGGGTAAATACAAAGACTGTTACTATGCCTACACAGTCAAATATAACAGGCAATGCAGCAACAGCTACCAAACTCAAAACAGCCCGTAAAATAAATGGCACTGACTTTGATGGTACACAAGACATTAATGTTAAAGCTACAAATGATAGTGACATTGTGCATAAAAGTGGTGATGAGTCTATTGCAGGGACTAAAAGTTTTACAGGTATGCCTGTTTTCCATACAACAGTTGCTAGTGGCTTACAAGCTACATTAGGGACGTATCTACATGATGATACAGGGGATGCAATCCAACGACAAACCTTATTGTGGGCCAATCCTCGACTCACGGGTCAAACATCTAACGGTTGGAGCTTTGCTTTATCTATGGGAGCTAACGCTATCCTTGGGGGTGGAGAGTCAGGTAGGGCTTTACTACAAGCTATTGAAACATCGGAAACTACACCGCCTTCTTTAGGCACAGTGTCAGGAGGAAACGAGCATGCCTTTCTTACAGCAGACCAAGATGTATTTGTTGGTTCTGGTTACCAGTCAGGTGGTGTTACTGGTAAATGGTGGACATTCCAGAATGATGGGATTATCAAAACACCGAGAAACGGGAAACTCCTTGACAGTGCAGATACAGGATTAAAAGCGTTGATAGCAGATATGGTTTATCCGATTGGTTCTTACTACATGTCAAATATATCAACGAATCCAGCGGAAATTTTAGGTATGGGAGTATGGGAACAAGTAAAAGGTAAGGTCATTGTAGGGGTTGATGAAGATGACACTGACTTTGCTTCTGCAGGACTTACTGGAGGCGAGAAAACTCATAAACTTACAATTGCAGAGATGCCAAGCCACACCCATATTCAAAATAGTCACAATCACACGCAAAACTCACATAGCCACCCAGCTAATAACCCAACATTGATGGGGCAAAATGGTAATACGAAATATGGTGAAGGTGGTTATAATATCATGGGTACAATCAGTGCTAAATCTTGGACCACTGGAGCCGCAACAGCAACGAATAACGCAGCGACTGCAACGAACCAAAATACTGGGGGAGACGGAGCACACAACAACTTGCAACCATTTCAAACAGCATATATCTGGCTACGTACAGCATAAATTTTAATAGTAGGGGAATAATAAAAATTGGAAGAAAAAGCACTGCGAGAGGTCCTTGAACGTCTCGCTAGAATCGAAACGAAGTTAGATAATTATGAGTCAGTACGAGATAAAGCTGAGCAGGCTCTTTTATTGGCTCGTGCGAATACAAAATCTATTGAAGATATAAAATCCACAAATAAATGGGCGTGGGGGTACATGATTGCCCTAGGTCTTGGAGTGGTAAGTTATTTTTTAACAAAAGGAGGATAAGAGTATGTTTAATCAAACATTTTTGAAAGATACTGCAGAACGTGCGGTAAAAACATTTGCTCAGTCAATGGTTGCGGTAATGACTGCAGGAGCTACAGGTGTACTCGATGTAGATTGGGTAAATGCTTTAAGTGTATCATTGCTAGCAACGCTTGTTTCAGTGCTTACATCTATTGGAAGTGGAACAGTTGGTGATCAGTCAGCAAGTGTTATTAATCTGAACAAGGAGAACAAATGATAATTTTAGGACTATGGGGGCTGTTCATGCTCTTTTTTGTTGGTCTAGTTATTATCACTGAGAAAATAAAGGAGAAGAAGAAATGAGTAAAATTTATGATTTAGCAGTTGCAAAACTTGGTCAAGTAGTAGACTTTGACGGTATGTATGGCGGACAATGTGCGGACCTTTCCACTTATGCTGTTTATTGGGCTACAGGAGCACGTATCACAGGCAATGCGATTAATACGGTTGATACTAATAATATCAATGCAATCAAAGCTAAAGGAGTGACACCACAAGTATTTATGGCTTCTGGTGGTTACTATCCTATTATTCCTCAAAGAGGGGATATTTTGGTAGAAAATCCTAACAATGGCGGATATGGTCATGTTTTAATTGTAGAGTCAGCTACAGCTACTACAGTAACAGCAATTGAACAGAACTATGATGGTTCAGCTCAAACAGCGAGTGCTAAAGGTGTAGAACGTCGAACTCGTGCTTACTTGACACCATATGCAATCTTACGTATTCCAGATGCAAGTACACCGTCTCCCAGCGGACAAGGTGCGGGAACTTATAAAGTTACTGCATCGGCACTTAATGTA